GGCGGGTGCCTCTTGCTTGTTCTCGGGAAGGGGGTAACCAGACCCCTGTAGGAGGTGCGATCCCTCCCATCCATCGCTATCTCGATCTTCTTACTTGCAACCGCTACCGCAGCAGCTCTTGAAGTGTGGTGCTTCGCACGACTTACACTGAAACAGCAGCGCAGTCGCAACAGCAGAAACTATGGCAGCCTGGCCGCAAGCCCCAGTTTATCTGGTCCCGCATGTCCCCTCTCTGCCATGGGGTGAGATACCCTACCGCGCCATCGGACACCCGATGGCGGATCACGCGAACCACATGGATGCCACCACTCTGCAGGGCCCAAACCCGGGGGTGGTTCCTCCTGGCCATCAAGACTTGACTGGCAGGTGGGAATTTCATGAGTATTCCAACTTGTTTGACGATCCGTTCTCTCCGCCGCCGCAAGCAGGTGTTGTTGTGCCTCCTTCGAGGCTCACACGCTACGTACATGCAGCCGGAGGGTTCGCCGTATGGGTGTCGGAATTCGACATACCGACGGCTCCTCATCCGATCTCTCTGTCGGAAGCAATTCCAATGGAGGTGTCGACCGAGGAGGAGCCCCAGCCTACTGACTCGCAGATCATGGCGCTGCTCAAGGTTGACACGGATTGTAAGCGCGATGCCTTCCAGGCATGGCGTGAGCAAGTCCGTGCAGAACGAGCCCGAGCGCCTCTGCCAGAGGCTGAATGTCCCATCTGTTGTGAGAGTGTCCATGGACGGCTGTTCAAGCAGTGCCCACATGCAGGGGCGTGGTGTGCCATGACTGCCGCAAGGTCACCGGAGACATGACAGTGTCTGAGGCCCAGGGCCGCATCAAGTTGAGGGAAAAGTGCCCAGAGTGTAGGCACGAGTACACCAACCGCGCCCTCATGCCCAGGGGCATTCCACCCATGCCGCGTCGCCGCGCGCCGGTATGGAGGACTGACAGCGTTTTCGTGAACCAGTCAGCCCTAGGGGCCAAACCAGCATACCCACGACCTCTTCGCTCTCGTCCTCGTTCTCTCTTCGAGAACGGCGGACACAGCGAGATCGACGAGGCTCTGAGGAGGCACCGTGCCAGATTTCCTGAGGACTATTGCATGTATGACACAATCAATCAGTCCAAGACGGCAGGTGCCAATGCATCACAGCTCCTCGCACACAGTGCACTCGGCGCTCCACCGGGTGAGCTCCCCTCAGTCAAGGAGGGCATATTCACTTTGTCTAAGAATGCAGCATGCTGTATTCCAAAACTGGTGTGCGGAGGAATTGCGGCAAAAGCAAGAAAGGCCGGCGGGGATATATTGGCACCTCTGCGCAAGTCAGTGCAGACTGGCTTGTATATGGAAGGCTCTCTGATGTTCTACAGAGAGTATCCCAACTCTACCTTGTACCTGGCCACACCCGTGACTGGAGAGATCTCCAACGAGACGGGCAAGCCCATCATGAAGACGAGCTACGAGTTCTGGCCTGTGAGCAAGAACGAGTCTCAGCTCAAGGGCAGGCCCCCTCCGCAGCCCACAGACAAGTTGCCTCCGGGCATGGTAGGTCTCATGACCAACCCTGTGGGAGATGAGGAGCCCCAGGTCGTAGGCGTCGCATGGCGCGAAAGCAAGCACGTCCTGGGCACTGCAGGTCACAACATCGATGTGTGCCCTGGTGGCCTCAGAATGTTCAAGCAGTTTGGAGGCAAGTCTTGGCCCTTGACCGCAACCACGATTAGGAGACCTCCTCATCAGGAAAGCGCTCAGGGATCGGGCCGTGACTTGGCCTACATCGAGTTTCTTGACGAAGAAGAAGGCAACCGGGCTTTCGCTGCACTCGAAGTGAGGACCGCTCCTCCCCTGACAAGGGAGTCCCCCGTAGGCCGGTATTTTACAGTCTACGGAGCTACCAACGCAGGGTTCTTCGTGTCACGGGGCCGCATTTTGACCCAATCTGCGGCTCAACGGGCTTGTGGGGTTTTGGCCCACAACGCATCCACCATCTTTGGATTCTCAGGCAGCCCCCTCATGGCAGAGGCGGGTACTGGCGCACGATATGGCACGCACTTGTGTGCCGTCGTGGGAGACAAACGCAACCTCGCCGCGGCACCCGCCGCTATGTCTGCTTTCTTGAATTATGGAAGAAAGCTGACGGCAGAACACTTCTCGCCTGCCTCCCTCTTTGAAGATGCAAGCATCTCGGAGGTAGTGGTGTCGGAGTCAGACGGGGTTAAGAAAGTCTTCCTGGACGATTATTATCCGCCAGAGACTGGTAATGGTGGCTTCTCCTACGACGCTTCGGAGGAGGAGATCTATTACAACCAGAGAAACCTCAGAGATGAGCTTGCGCAGGACAACCCACAATACCACGACGACTATGACAGCCGTTATGGTTATGTGGAGGATGCGCGCTGGCGAGCGGATCACGACCGCGCCATGCGCTACGCAGAGCAGGACGCAGAGGAACGTGATGACAGGATGCACGAAGACCAGTATCAAGGAGGGCGCCACAGATACGACAAATACTTCAAGGACGATGGTCGCCCCGAGCGCCAACGCGCCTACAAGGGTCTGTCTGGCAGCTATGCCCCCTCTGACTTCAGTCTTCGCCCTCACGGGAGAAACGAAAGCGCTTACCAGCCGTGGGTGTACTTGCATGACTTGATTCGCGAGTCATCAAAAGCTACGGTGGAATCCATGCTCGCTGCTCGCAATGAGCCGGACAGTGAAGACGAGAACGTCGCGGACGCGAACCCCGTCGCTGCCGCCCAGACCAGGGCATCAGCAGCAGCTGCCTGGCCAGTGCCGAAAGCACCCCCAGCTTGCCTGGGGCCAGCACCGAGTTCCCCACCTCCTTTGCCGCCTCCTCCTCTGGAGAGGGCGGAGCCAATGCCTGTTTATACCCGAGGCCCTCCTCATGGACCCGGCGCTTATAAAGGCCATAGGCTCCACCACCACTACCGAGGTTCAGGCGGCAAGGGCCACGGCAAGGACCAACCCGGAAAGGGCCAGCTTCATTCCATGCTCATGCTTCCCCCGGGGTTGCCAGATCCAGAGCCCGTCACTTCAGAAAGTGCGTGGCGTCCTCGATCTTCTTACCGTCGAGCAGTCGACTATGATTTTGAGGAAGACTGGTCTGCACCCCTGGAACAAATACCTGAAGTTCCAGAGCCGCGGAAGCCTTTCAGATTGGGCTCTTCAGGCAAGGGAGGTGCGGCCCTCCTGAATGAGTCTTGTCTCGCCCAGGAGACCAGGGACCGGTATCGGCACCACGCCGATCTAGCTCAGCACCACTCGCTAAAGGAGAAGGGCTTGATTAAACCCCAGCCTACTTGTAACGAGTCCGCAGTTGCATTTAATGGCCCAGCCCTGGTGGAGGAAGCCACGAAAGACCCAGTCGTGGCCGAGACCCGGACCTATCTCGCAGGAGCGGCTCTACTCCCAGAGGGAGAGCGCTTCTGGCACAACCACTCGGGCGATGCAGCGCCAGCCGAACTTCCACCGAAGCCAACCACCCACACTTCCACTCCTTCTAACAAGGAAGTAGGACAGTGGATCAGTGATGTGCTTTTAGGAGGTAAGGAAGCCGCCTACGCAGGTTTGAAAGCTGCATGTACCTCACCCGAATACCTGTTGACCCTGCCATGCGTATCGCAGTATGTAAATCGCATCAGAGAACACACAGGCATTCAAAAGTTGCGCAAGGACCAGCGGGAAACCTACTATGGAAAGCAGGGCCAGGCTGTCTTCACACATTTCGGCAATTACAAGGCTTACGGAGCCAAGGAAAAGACCGGTGAAGATACTGGCTTTAACCAAGCTTGGAAAGAGAGGTTGGCCCAGCATGGCCTCGCGCATCTTTCAGACCACGTGAT